CATACAGTTATCTCGGACAAGGCAGTCAAGCGTATGTAGTACGTGCAGACGTTGATCTTGCTCAACTAGAAACAACAACCACAGAGCCAACAGCGGCTTATAGTACAGCAAATGGTCTATGGTTAGACACAGATGCAAGTAAATTTGGTATCCACCAATGGAACAGCACCACTAATAAGTGGGAAGAAAAAACTCCAGCAGTACAAATTAATGTAGACGATGGCACAGATGTAGGCGGCGATGTACACACACCAAGTGGTGCAAGTGCAGCCACAAACGGTACATTCTTAGTTGTTGTTCATGTTGATAACGAAACAAGCACAAGTGCAGCTCGTCAAATGAGTATTGAATACTTTTATGGCGTAGGCGGTGCATGGGAAGTAATGGACAGTGATGCAGACATGACAGGCGCAGTTGGCGTATCATATGCACCTCACTACACAGCTCCTTCAAGCCCAGCAGCCAACGATGTTTGGATTAAAACAACACGCCCAGGCAATGGTTTAAATCTTGCAATTAGTCGTTACAATGCAACAAGTTCAGCATTTGCTACAGCAACAGTACAAGGTGTAACAAGCACACAAGCAGATGGCGCTGGCGCTATTGGCGACTTTGTACCACAAGATGGTTCAAGTACAACTGCTCTTACATCAAGTAGTGCTACAGTTGGAAACTTATTACTTGACCAACAAGCCAACACTAAAGCAACTATTGCTGTCCGTGAAGTAGTAACTGGCGGCGCAGTAGGCGATTTGACTGCACCAGCAGTGCTTGCACAAGCTGCAACACCAACTGCTACAGCGGCATCAGGTACATACTGGTTTGATAACACAATCAACAGTTTGGATCTATACAAAGTAAACAGTGGTAACTACACAACAACTAGTGCAACATATGGCACAACTGCTCCAACAGGACCAAGCAGTGGTGATGTTTGGGTTGACACAACACTAGCAGGTGAGAACCAAGCTAATGAACGTGCTTATCCAATGATAAAAGTGTACAACGGTTCAAGTTGGATCACACACAGTAACACAGACCAAACAAATACAACAGGTGTATTGTTTGCTGACATTACTGATACAGCAGCTGATGCATCTAACAGTGGTAATGCTACTACTATTAGTGGTGCACCAAATGCAGCAGTTTATCCAAATGGAATGATTGTTGTAAACATGGCACAAAGTAAAAACACAGTGCGCAGTTGGAACGGCACAGCATGGAGAAATGCAGCGGCTAATCATGCAGATGGTAGTGGTGCATTTGGTAGATTTGCACAACGCAAAGTTATCGCAACAGCAATGCAAGCAGTAGCGGCAGGTACAGATCTCAGAGACCCAAGCAACAGATTTAGCTTAATTGCTGCACCAAACTATCCTGAGCTAGTAGACGAAATGGTAACATTGAACAGTGACAGAGGCGAAACAGCATTTATCATTGTTGATGCACCAATGCGTAAAAACCCAACTGACGTAATTAGTTGGACACAAAACACAGGTAGTGCAAGTGAAAATGGCGAAGATGGACTAGTAACAAACAACACTTACAGTGCAGTTTACTATCCAGCAGGTCAAACTTCAGAGCCATTAAATGGTAACACTGTAACAGTACCACCAAGTCATATGGCACTTTATACATTTGCATACAATGACAACATCAGCTTCCAGTGGTTTGCTCCGGCAGGCTTAACAAGAGGTGTTGTACAAAACGCAAATGCAGTTGGACACATCACTACAGAGGGTGAGTTCAAAGCAGTTAGCCTTACACAAGGTCAACGTGATGCGATGTATACAGCCAAGCTAAACCCAATCACAACATTCCCAGGACAAGGAACAGTAATCTTTGGACAGAAAACACTGCACACAACTACAAGTGCATTGGACAGAGTTAATGTTGCAAGATTGGTAGCTTACCTAAGAGATCGTTTCGACGAACTAGCTCGTCCATTCTTGTTTGAAGTTAATGATGCTCAAACACGTGAACGTGCTAAGATTGCGTTTGAAAGATTCCTTGCAGACATTCTCAGCCGCAGAGGTCTTAATGACTTTGCAGTTGTTTGTGATGAGAGCAATAACACTCCTGCAAGAATTGATCGTAACGAATTTTATGTTGATGTTGCAATTGAACCTTCAAAAGCGGCAGAATTCATTTACATTCCGATTAGATTAGTTAATACAGGTACAATTGGTACTACAAACTAAGAAAATTAACATAATACTTAATGGACGGCTCATGTCGTCCATTTTTTTTGACTGGTTTTTAATAAATACTAACAGCCGGTATATAAGGAGAAATCGATGGCAGTAATTACAACACTAGGTGTTCCAGATAATGCAGGTAACACAACAACAATTATGCCAAAGCTACAATATCGTTTTAGAGTGACGTTTATTGGTGATGGCTTTAGTGCATCTCCTACTAGAAGTGTAATCAGTGTTAGCAGACCAAGTCTCACACACGATGAAGTTCTAATAGATGCATATAATTCAAGAATTAATTTAGCAGGTAAACATACTTGGGATCCTATCACAGTGGTTCTAAGAGATGATGTTGACAGCGTAGTAATACGTGAGCTTAACAATCAGCTCAACAGACAAGTTGACCATGCTAATCAATCAAGCTCAAGAGCAGGTAGTGGTTATAAGTTCCAAATGACTGTAGAAAGTTTAGATGGCGCTAACCCAACACCAGGCGTACTTGATAAGTTTGAACTAGCAGGTTGCTATATTCAAAATATTCAGTACGGTGAAATGGCGTATGCCGCTAGTGAGCAAGTACAGGTAACTGTATCAGTACGTTATGACAATGCAGAAATTTATGATGCAGCAGGTAACGCTACACTTACAGGCGTAACACCTGATCAGACACGCAGCAACGCAACTGGCGCTGGTACCTAATAGGATATAAGTATGGGATTAGCTAGTAGAACCGGCCCTTTTAATGCTGCCGCTGAAATATTCGGTGTCGACGATCCCGTACTTAATAAAACGCCAAGACTAAAATATAATTTTAGTATTGAGTTTATTCTCAATGAGAATGTAGTAGCACCTCAAGTACAACAGCGTAATTTTGTTTTTAATAGAGTAGTTAGCGTTGGTTTACCCGACGTTGACTACGGTATTACACAACTTAATCAATACAATAGAGTTAGACATATACCAACACGAATGAGTACAGGTACTGTGCCTATTGTATTTTATGATACCAAAGACAACGAATTTCAAAATCTAATGAAAGCATATGCAGGTCATTATTTTCACGGACATGAACTAGACACTGTAAACTTTAACAGTTATGATGTACTTGGTCAGACATTTGCAAGTGGTGCTGGACACGTATTTGGAGCGAAAGCAATAGCACAAAACAGTAGATTCTTTTTTGAGCAGATCAATATCAATAGTAGAGAAACAGCGGCAGGTGGTCGTTCAATACAATTGTTTAACTGTATGATCACAAACATACAACACGACACACTTGCATACAGTGACAGTCAACCTGTAACTTATAGTGTAACCTTCCAACCAGAACATTTTAATATTGATGCAGAAGCTGGTAGCAGCAATGAAGCAAATGTTGAAAGAGCAAATATTGTTAATACTCAAAATCAACAAGCGGTTAACAGATCTGCGCAAGCTCCTCAACAGCAAGGATTAAAGCCATTCACAGGTACGCTAAGATCAGGTGAAAAACTTAGAAATATAGATGGAAAAAGTTTCGTAGTGCCAGCTGAATAAATACTACTAGAATGGCACATAAGTTTCAACAAGGCATATATGAAGTAAAAAATCCTAGCAAGTATGTGGGCAAACATCGTCCTAGATACCGTAGCGGATGGGAACTAAAATTTATGCGTTTGTTAGACACACATCCTAGCATACTTGCATGGGCAAGTGAAGCACACAGAATACCTTATAGAAATCCAGCAACAGGTAAAAATACACACTATGTTCCAGACTTTTTTATAGTGTATGAAGACAAGAATAAACAGCGCAAAGCAGAAATGATTGAAATTAAACCTGCTGGACAAACACTAGCACATGCTAAAAGTACTGCACAGAAAGCATCTGCTATTATCAATGAAGCAAAATGGCAAGCTGCTAAAGTATATTGTGACAGACAAGGTGTAGGATTTAGAGTGCTAACAGAACATGAGCTGTTTAATCAGCCCAAAAAGAGGAAAACACGATGAGTAGTAAAATTGAAGATGTATTTGATTTACCTCCGATGAATGAAGAAAAGGTAGACGAACCAATAAAACAAGAAGATACTGGGTTGGATCTTACACAATTACAACAGCAACTGGATACAGCAGATAAAATTGATGCTGCACTACCAATGGTTAGAGATATGGAGACATTGGACGCAGATATGGACAAGTATGCTGACAAAGCTATGCATGCATTCCAGGACTTAATGGATCTAGGACAAAATGTAGAAGATAGACATGCAGCAAACGTATTTGCAGTTGCAAGTACAATGATGACCAATGCTATCACTGCTAAAACAGCAAAGATGGATAAAAAATTAAAGATGGTGCAACTACAATTACAAAAAGCCAAACATGATCATGCAGTACAAACACAGCAAGCCAAAGCAAATGGCGGAGAAATGCCAGTGGAAGGACAAGCAGAAGAATTTGAAGATCGCAACAGTTTAATAAATGCAGTGATTGCAAAAATTAACGAACCTGATAAATAACTATAACGAAGGAATCTACGATGAAAAGTTTGAAACAATATCTAGCTGAATCTGAAAAAACATATGAGTTCAGGCTTAGAAGTCTGCACGAGATTTCAGATGATCATATGGACCGTATTGAGGCGCATATGAAAAAATATAACATGGAAAGCATGGGTGCTCCTAAGAAAACTATTATGCACAAGCCACGTGGCTTTGGCGATATAGGAGCAAGAGAAATTTATACATACGACTTTGCAACAAAGTTACCAGCAACACCAAATAGCCTACAAGAAGAAATTGCAGGAATTTGCGGATGCATAGGTGAAATGATTGTGAACAATATGAATGAAGCACAAGAATTATGGGAAGTTGCTGAGGATAGTGACGAAGAACCAACCAGTGTCTTAGCAGATGCTGATTATAGTGACGCTGAAAAGATCAAAACAGAAGATCATTACGGTGATGCATATAATGAAAAAATGGTGAAAGACGCCGCAGGCTCTGAGCTATACAAAGAATATAAGGTGTAAGAACATGGATTTAAATGACTTAATTAAATTAGCAGGAATTCAAAATGCTCAAGCACCAGTGCAAGAACAACCTGTTGCAAGTTCAAGTGATGGCATGCGTACTATGATTGCATTGGTAACTCCGGAGCAATTGAATCAATTAACAGGAGATGCTCCTGTCGCAGAAGAAATGCCAGGTGAAGCAACAACTGAACCTAACCCACAAGAATATCAAGGTACACTAGGTAGTGCATCTGATTTAAGCCTACGTAGATACTTAGGAGCCAATGGCGAACATGTAACAGTAGACGAAACAAAAGTATATGAAGATCACACAGTAGAAGATATTACCGAAGCATGGAACGCATACAAAGAAGATCCTGTAGCTGAAGCTACTAAAGGTTGCGCTGACTGTGAATACATGAAAGACGAAACTGATGGCGAAATTGACACATGTGATGAGTGTGCCGCTGAAGAAAGAGCTAAAGCACGTAAAGCTGAAGAATCAGTAACTGAAGATGCTGGCAAAGTAGGATACATGGAAATGTTCTTTACAGACCGTGATGGCGGCGAAGTTAGCCAAGAAGTCGAAGTAACACTTAAAGATGGCAAGCTAGACGTTACTGGACCTATGCCAGGACCAGAAGACGATTTATATTGGAATGATGCAGATATTGACGAGCAACTACGTGATGCAATGCAAGACATGAGCGTTATTACTTGGATGAATGAAGATGCAATCGACGAAGCAGATGTTGAAGAAAATGCATTTAATCAAGCGGCGGCTGCAGCAGCAAGATCTAATAAGCCAGAATTTGAGTTTGGCGGTAAAAAATACAAAACTAAAATGAGCAAAGATACTGCACATAAACTAGATGACGACATCGATGTACTAAAACAACTAGCAGGACTATAAAAATGGATATTAGCAGGCTTATACAATTATCAGGAAGTGTCGAAGAAGCGGGAATGAGCGCACCAGATTATAATCCTGCAAAAGCAAGTGCTGGAGGTCCTGGGTATGCTAGTATGCCACAACAAGTTAAACTTGCAGGCGATAGTATTTGGGATAAAGAAGACACTAATCCTCCAATGGTTACAGTCACTGACTACGAAGTTGTTGAAGAAAACGGATATTTAAGTGTTACTGTCGAACATGACGGTCCTTGGTCGATTTATACAGATAGCGGATTTGAAAAAGCTATCAGTGATATGATTGGCATGGATGTAGAATTTAGTGAACAGGGTATGCAAGAAGATGGTAGAGCACACCTAGAAGGTTCAGTTGAAACAGAAAGTTCAGATCTTACAAGACTTAAAATGTTAGCAGGTGTTAACGAAGGATATGATCAAGATTATGCTGATGTAATGGCTACAAAGAATCAGATTAAAATTAATAAGTTTCTCGCTACTGTACCACAGGACGTAGCAAAAAGATTAACAGGCAATCAAGCACAGTTATCAAAAATGTCTGGAAATGACAGTGTTCCAGTTGGAGAACCTTATTCACATGATACAAATCCTGCGTATCAAGATAAAGTTAAAAAACGTCAAGACGGTATTCCTTACAAAAATATCGTAAAAACAATGACATCAAGATAATTACAGGTATAAACTAGAGCTATGGAAACATAGCTCTTTTTTTAATAGATAAGTACTACTACAATGAGTGTAGATACCAATTTAATCAAAAGTCCGTACAAACGAGAAAAGTTCACAGCTCAGCAAGTTGAAGAAATCGTTAAGTGTACGCAAGACCCTCAATATTTTATTGAAAACTTTGTATGGATACAACATCCTGTCAAAGGCAGAATGAAGTTTGATTTGTTTGACTTTCAAAAAGGCCTACTAGATGCTTATCACGGTCACAGATACAGTATAGCATTGATCAGTAGACAAATGGGTAAGTCAACAGCGGCAGCGGCATACTTGTTATGGTATGCTATGTATGTACCTGATCAAACAATTCTTATTGCGGCACACAAATACAGTGGTGCTCAAGAGATTATGCAACGTATTAGATTTGCATACGAACTATTACCAGATCATGTACGTGCAGGTGTAACAGCATATAACAAAGGATCGTTGGAGTTTGATAACGGATCACGTATTATTGCACAAGCAACAACAGAAAACACTGGTCGTGGTTTAAGTATTTCGCTAGCATACTTGGACGAGTTTGCATTTGTGCGTCCTACAATTGCTAGAGAGTTTTGGACATCACTCAGTCCAACACTTAGTACAGGCGGTAAATGTATTATTACTAGTACACCCAATCAGGACGATGATCAGTTTGCACAAATTTGGAGAGCGGCTTGTAACACAGTAGACGAATACGGATTTGAAAAACAAGTTGGTAAAAATGGATTTAAAGCATACAGTGCTGATTGGAAAGCACACCCCGACAGGGATCAGCCTTGGGCAGATGAAGAAGAAGGTAAAATAGGTGAAGAACGTTTCCGTCGTGAACACTTAAATGAATTTATTGCCTATGATGAAACATTGATTAGCAGTTTAAAGCTAGCAATGATGGAAAGCAAAGACATACACAGACGTACAGGACAAGTACGTTGGTATAAAAATATTGTTAAAGGCAGAACATACATTGCTGGACTAGATCCAAGTCTTGGCACTGGCGGTGACAATTCTGCTATACAAATATATGAACTACCAGGCATGCGTCAAGTAGCAGAATGGATGCACAACAAGACACCCATCACTGATCAGATACGTATACTAAGACAAATGTTATTAGAAATACAAGAAGCAGCACCTGAGAGTGAAATATATTGGAGTGTTGAAAACAACACACTAGGCGAAGCGGCATTGGTAGTAATTGCAGAACTAGGCGAAGATAATATTCCGGGTACATTGATTAGTCAACCTCGCAGTGCAAACAGAGGCTTTAGAAAAGGTTTTACTACCACAAACAAAAGCAAGTTAGCCGCATGTAGTAAACTTAAGACTTGGGTTGAAACAGACAAAATGGAAATTGCAAGTAGTGCGCTATTAAAAGAAATCAAAACATTTATTGCCAGAGGCAGTAGTTTTAGTGCCAAAGACGGCGAAACAGATGATCTAGTAATGGCATGTGTGCTGGTAGTACGTATTGCTCAACAAGTAGCGCAGTATGATGAAAGCGCATATGATGAATTAAAAGATAGTTTTAGTGACGACGAGGCTGTGGATCCTATGCCTTTTGTGTTTCTAACATAAATATAATAAAGGAATTGATATGATTAGCAGCGATAAAGTATCTGAAAAAATGTTTAAGATTCTCAAAGGCAACGGACATAATTTGAAGTTGTTTACAGATGAGGGCGAGCATACTGTTGATCCTAACAGTGCAAGAAGATTTTATATTCAAGATCTAGGCACTATGATCAATCTTGACGAAACTGATAGTACAAGAGAAATACGTGTAAGTGTTAATCAAAACACTGACATCGATCAATTCAGAAGTACACTAGAACAATTAAAAAATCTAGCAAATCAAAGTGTAATAGAATATACATTAAAAAGTTTTACAAAACACATTGAACCAAAAGACCAAGATTACCAAGCGCAAAAGGTGAGAGACATGAAAATTGAAGAAGGTATTAGTGCAGCATACGGAACTAGCAAGAGCAGTTATCAAAAGCTAGAAAGTGCTAAACTTATTATTAAACACACAAAACCAGTGAATGAAGAATCACGTGGAAGTAGAAGCAGAAACATCAGTGCAATTTATATTGAGAATGCAGAAGGTGAACGTTTCAAAATGCCAACAAACAATTTAGCAGGCGG